TGAACACTGGATTGAAGCAGCATTAGAATATTCACATGGCACACATAACATTCAAAACATATTTGAAGATGTAATGAATGGTAGAGTTGAATTCTGGCCTGGTAAAAAATGTGCTTTAATTAGTCAAGTAGTCCAGTACCCACAAAAGAAAATGATTCATGTATTTTTAGCTGGTGGAGACATAAGTGAGATCCAGGAAATGGAGCCACATATTGTTGAGTGGGCTAAACAACAAGGATGTTCAGCCTTATCCTTAACTGGAAGACCTGGATGGACTAAAAGTTTTTTAAAAGACATTGGGTATCAAAATACTCAAGTTCAAATGATTAAGGAGTTTTAAATGGGTGCAGCATCACAAAGCGGTCAAATGAATCCACAAGGCGCTCAAATAAGGCCACAACAACAACCTATGGGTGGGCAACCACAACAAGGTAAAGGTCCAGGATTACCTATGCCACAACAGCCTCAAATGGGTGGTAATAGACCATATCAACCAGTAGGTGCTAATAATGGTCCATTTAATCCAAATCCAGTTCAACCAGTAAATCAACCACCACAAATGCCAGCACAAGGTAAGGCGCCTGGTCAATTACCTCAAGGTGTTACACCACAAATGCTGGATGCTGTTAAACAATATCAAATGCAAAACCCAAGTGCTAAAGGCCCAGCAGGAATGCAAGCATTACAGCCTATGATGCAACAACAACCAAATACAAATATACAACCAACTAATATACAACCATTTAACATGGGCGCAATGAGATAATGGGTCAATCATCTACTCAATTAGGTCAACAAGGCTCTAATTATGGTCAATATGGTAATCAACCCATAAGCCCAGCATCGCCTTTTGTAATGAATCTTAACACAGATGAAAATAAACGTGTTAATGATTATAATGCAACAACAAATATTCCAAGCCCTCAATTGCCAGCTAATATACCCAATCAAAATGCAACATGGTATCCAGGTATGTATCCAACTAATCAACCACAGTTTGGCACTAATGCTTACTCACCACAAACATTTAATGTGCAAGGTCATCCTGGTGACGGCCATAATCCATTAGGTGCTGGATCTACAATGCCTAATCAGTCTATGTCTAGCCAAGGTCAAATGGTTAAAAATATGGCTATTGGTGGATTAAGTAATATATTTGGATCTAATAATTCAACGGGTAGTTTATTTGGTTCTTTAATGCCTAAAACAGCAAGCTCAGCATCATCATCTACTGATCCTGTTGTAGTAAATAAATTTTCACCTTCTCAAGAAAAAATAACGCACCCTAGTACAGTAGCACAAAATTTACCAATTTCAGGAAAAGGCCCTGGTTTTGGCAGTGTGTTATTTAATGGTGCATTTAATTCAAATCCAGAACTTGCTAATGCTTTTGGAAAAGGTCCAGCATCTAATGTACCAGAAGAAGTAACCACACCTCCAGTACCAGAAGCTCCAAGAGCTATTTATCAACCTACATATGCACAATATGCACCAGTAAATAGAATGGATACTGATTCATATGGCAATCCATTATTTCATAATGGTGGATTAACAGGAGAATAATATGAGAGCATCACGTGGAATGGGAGACATAAGAGCTTCCAAAATGCCTAAAGCAAAAACTAAACCTCGTAGAGATAATACAGATTTTACTCAGTATTCTAAGGGTGGAAAAATTGCGTCTAACGCAAAAAAAACAAAGGTAAGTAAATAATGGCGCAAACTACAGGCACCTCTGTTTTTAACTTAAACATGAACGACCTCATTGAAGAGGCGTTTGAGCGTTGTGGTTTAGAGTTAAGATCTGGTTACGACTTTAAAACAGCTAGAAGAAGTTTAAATCTATTAACTATAGAATGGGCTAATCGTGGCATTAATTTATGGACCATAGAAGAAGGTCAAATTCCTTTAGTTACTGGTCAGATTACTTATCCATTACCAGTAGACACTATTGACTTATTAAGCACTGTAGTTAGAACTGGATCAGATAGTAACCAAGTAGATATTAATATTAGCCGTATTTCAGAAGATACATATTCTACAATACCTAATAAGAACGCTAATGGACGCCCCATTCAGATGTGGATTAATAGACAGTCTGGTAATACATCTACTTCTACTGTATACTTATCAGCTTCTATTAGTGCATCTGATACTACAATCTCAGTAAGCAGTGTAGCCAATCTTGCAGCTACTGGATATATACAAATAGGAACTGAGGTTATCTTATATCAAAATATAGATAATGCTACTAACCAATTATTAAACTGTTTCCGTGGCCAAAATAATACCACTGCAGCTGCACATATAGCCACTACAAGCCCTTATAATTACTTATCCATACCACTACTACCTAGTATTAATGTATGGCCTACACCAAACTCTGGTGGTGATTATACTTTTGTATATTGGCGCTTAAGAAGAATTCAAGATGCTGGAACTGGTGTTGTCATTAATGACATTCCTTTCCGCTTCTTACCATGTATGGTAGCTGGATTAGCATTTTACCTAGCTCAAAAAGTACCAGAAGTAGATCCAAATAGAGTGGCTATGTTACAAGCTGATTATGAAAAACAATGGGATCTAGCATCTCAGGAAGATCGTGAAAAGGCACCTATTAGATTTGTGCCTAGAAACATGTTCTATACAAGGTAAGATATGCCTAATAAATATTCATCTGGTAAATATGCGATTGCCGAATGTGATCGCTGTGGTCAAAGATACAAGCTTAAAGAGCTTACAAAATTGGTCGTTAAGACTAAGCTTTTTAACATTAAAGTTTGCCCAGAATGCTGGGACCCAGATCAGCCACAGTTACATTTAGGTATGTATCCTGTAAATGATCCACAAGCAGTACGTGAACCAAGACCAGATGTAAGCTATAATGTAGGTGGTACAACTGGTTTAATGACAAATCCATATGATACGAATGTTAATAATGTGGATGACGCTGGATACCCTACTGATGGTAGTAGACAGATCCAATGGGGATGGCAACCAGTAGGTGGTGCTAGTCAGTTTGATGCTGCATTAACGCCAAACAATTTAACACCAATCATATTAATTGGTGATGTTACAATAGTTACAACTTAAGGAGAAACAAAATGGCATTTAAATCAGGCGCACAAGGTATTAATACAAAAGGTAAAACTAAAGGTAAAAATTTAGGCGACTCTGGACCAACTGTTGGAATTCAATCTAGCAAAGGTTCTAAAGGCGCAAAGACAGTTACATCTAAAGCTATGAAGGCTGTAGGTCGTAATATGGCTCGTGCAAACAATCAAAAATAAGGATAATAAAATGGCTCAAGTTAAACCAACTACAAAAAATAGCCCACCTATTCATTTAGGTAATGCTAAGAATAATAAGCCTGCAAGTGTATATGCAAAAAATGGCGCATCTGTTGAAGCTGGTATGGCTCCTATGGATGAGGGTACTTATGTTACAGATAAGTCAGCACAAGATGCAAACATTAAAGACCCGCTTCCTAATGGCGTAAGCTATGGGATTGGTAGACTTAAAACAGATGGCATTGAAATGCGTGGCGCTGGTGCTGCTATTAAAGGCCGTAAATCTAGAGGTCCAATGGCTTAATGAATTACGTTCAACTGTATCAAGCTATACAAGATTACACTGAAACTACCGAATCATTATTCGTAAGTAACATTCCTACCTTTGTAAAAGAAGCGGAAGAGCGGATATATAATTCTGTACAGATCCCTGCTTTGCGTAAAAACGTAACAGGATCACTAACAGCAAGTAATCAGTATCTATCTTTACCAAATGATTGGTTATCAAACTATTCATTGGCATTAGTTGATGGAGATGGCAATTACAGTTATTTACTTAATAAAGACGTAAACTATATTAGAGAAGCTTTTCCAAGCGCTACTTATACAGGACAACCTACGCATTATGCTTTGTTTGGTTCTCAGTATGGAAATATTAATGAATTATCGTTAATTTTAGGACCAACTCCAGACTCTGCTTATGTGGCAGAGTTACATTATTTTTACTACCCACCAACCATTGTACAAGGTGAGATTGGTGCATTTGGTAGTTTAGTGAATGTAGGTAGTTTATATGTTCCTGGAACTTATTCAGATGTATTTATGACTGGAGGATCTGGTAGTAATGCTATAGCTACTATTGTAGTAGGCTCTTCTGGTGCTATTAGCTCGGTCACATTAAAGAATGGTGGTCAATTCTATGCTGTGGGAGATGTATTAAGTGCATCTAACTCATCATTAGGAAACAGTGGATCTGGATTTAATATTACTGTAAGCACAATCACAAATTCTACAGGTACTAGTTGGCTTGGTGACAACTATGATCCAGTATTACTTTATGCTTCATTAAGAGAAGCTATGTTATTCCAAAAACAAGAGCCAGATATGATTAAGAATGTTGAAGATAAGTATATGGAAGCTTTACAACAGCTTAAACGTCTTGGTGACGGTCTTGAGCGTGGTGATGCTTATCGTGATGGCCAAACTAAATTAAGAATTAAATCATGATAGTACAAACTGCTTGTACAGTATTTAAATTTAATATGTTAAGTGGTTCTGAAGACTTTAATAGTCCAAGTCCATATGTATATAAAATAGCTTTATATAATGCTAATGCTAATTTAATTAGTACAACTACTGCATATACTACAGTAGAAGAAATTACTGGAACTGGCTATACAGCTGGTGGATTATCGCTTACGCCTGTTGTTGGATTTGATACCACTAATAATGTTGCATATGTATCGTTTAGTAATGTTACTTGGAGTCCAGCAAGTTTTACTTGTAGGGGTGCTTTGATTTATAATAGCACTACTGGAGCAGCAGTAGCAGTATTAAATTTTGGTTCTGATAAAACAGCTTCAAGTAGTTTTCAAATTCAATTTCCATCAGCAACATCAACTAGTGCAATAATAAGAATTAATTAAGGAGAAACATATGATTAGAGAACAAAACGGCTTTGGAGATTCAGCCATTGCCACATTAAATACAAATGCTATATCGGCAGAAACTGTTGGTGTAGAAGGATATTGGCATGCAGTTTGCCATGATAAAGATGGTAATTTTAAATGGGAAGATAAGTTTCCTAATTTAGTGGTTGCTGCAGGTAAACAGTTAATGTTAGATACGCTTTTAAAAGGTGCTGCATATTCAGTTACAGGTCCATTTTTAGGTCTTACTAAAGTATCATTAACGCCAGTAGCTACAGATACAATGACTACATTGGTTACTACTAATGCAGCTGAGTTTATTAACTATACAGTAAGTGGTTCTGCAGTGCGTGGTACAGCAGCTTTTGGAGTGGCAACATCATCTGGTTCAACACCATCTAACGTTACAACTTCATTAGCAACTTCGATTACTTACACTATTACAGGTGCAGGCGGTACAGTTTATGGTTGTTTCTTAGTATTAGGTACGGGTGCCGTAAGTACTCAATCTAGCACTGGTGGTACATTATACTCTGAAGGTAACTTTACAACCGCTAAAGCAACAACAGCTGGTGATACAGTAGCAGTTACATACTCAACAACAGCAACAAGCTAAGGAGCTTAAATGGCTCTTGTAGTCTATAATCGTGTACAAGAAACCACGGCAACCACTGGCACGGGTACAATTACTCTTGCTGGTGCAGTGTCTGGCTTTCAATCTTTTGCTGTAGTTGGCAACGGAAATACAACCTATTATACGATTACATCAGGTACAGCTTGGGAAGTTGGTATTGGCACTTATACATCCTCAGGCACTACATTAGCTCGCACTACAATATTATCTAATTCCCTTGGTACAACTTCTGCAATATCTCTTACAGGCACATCTACTGTATTTGTTACTTATCCTTCTGAAAAATCAGTATATCAAGATAGCACTAATACTGCGATTGCACCACAATTTTCAGCAAGCAATGGTATATTTATAAACAACTTAACTGTTGCTGCAAGTTTTACTATACCTAATGGATATAGTGCGCTTAGTGTTGGACCAGTCACTGTAAACGGTGGTGTAACTGTAACAGTACCTAGTGGATCTCGTTGGTTGGTGCTATAAATGTTTGGCCTTGCTACCTTTGCTCAAACTACGTTTGCTAGTTTAGGTACCAATAATTATGTTTTAACATTAGTAGAAGATACTGCATTAGCAGATTTAAGCACCCAAGCTACAGCATATAATATTGCACAGCTTGAAAATAGCACATTAGCAGATTCAAGTACTCAAGCTACAGCATATAATGCTACACAGTCTGAAGATACTGCATTAGCAGATTTAAGCACCCAAGCTACAGCATATAATATTGCACAATCTGAAAATACTACTCTAGCTGATACACCATCTATATCTTTACAATTTTTTATTTCTTTAACTGAAGATAGTAATCTAGCAGATGTTAGAAGTATATTAGCGCAGTTTGCAGGAAGTATTACAGAAAATAATACATTGGCAGATTCAAGCACTCAAGTTACAGCATATAATACCGCACAGTCTGAAAACACTATTTTAGCTGATACAAACACTCAACAATCTAACTTTACACAAGCTATTACAGAGAATAGCAACTTAGCGGATCTTAACTCTGTTGTAGCTAACTTTATTGCAAGTGTTGCTGAGGCTACAACCTTAAATGATATAGTTATTATTGGCTCTGCATTGTTTTTTAGCCTTAATGAAAATACAACCATGGCTGATTCATCGGATGCAAGTAATCAAATGTTCCAGTCCATTATAGAAAATATAGGCATTACAGATACCAATACTATTAAAGCTAATTTTGCAGCTTCTGTATTAGAAAACTTAGGGTTATTAGACCTTGCTATTACATCTGGCTGGTTTACGATTAATGATAGCCAGTCTATTGTATGGGATAAAATTAATAATACATCAAGCACTAGCTGGACCGATATAAACAACGAAGAATCAACAAATTGGACCAAAATTAACAATATTCAATAGGTTAAAAATAGATTATAATATACGGAAATAAGGACTATATATGGCATCCACCTACTCCACAAGTTTAAGATTACAGCTCATCGGTACTGGCGATCAGTCAGGCACATGGGGAACAACGACTAATCAAAACTTAGGTACTTTATTAGAGCAAGCAATTACAGGATATCTTGCTATTAGCGTAGCTGGATTAACAACTTATACACTTACAAATTATAACGGTGTATCAGATGAGTCAAGAAATGCAGTAATAAGCTTTACGGGTGCATTATCTGCTAACTGCACAGTCACAACACCAGCAGTTCAAAAAACATACATTATTAATAATGCAACAACTGGTGGTTATTCTATTATTATGACCGTAGGGTCTGGATCTACAGTCACAGTGCCTAATGGTGCTACATATCTTATCTATTCAGATGGTACAAATTTTTACCTAACAAGTTCGTATAATGCATCAGCAGTAGCTATTACTGGTGGTACAATCAATAATACAACGATTGGTAATATTACCCCAGTAGCAGGATCATTTACTACAGTGACCACACCTATCATTACAAGTGGTACTGGCACAGTTACAGTAAATACGACTGGCGCTATCACAGTCCCTGCAGGTACAACAGCTCAAGAGCCTGGTACGCCAGCAGCTGGTATGTTAAGATTTAATACAAGCACGCAATCTTTTGAAGGTTACAACGGTACTGTTTGGGGTTCATTAGGTGGAAGTAATTCAACATCTACAGGTTTATGGCAAAATGCTATGACTATTACGACCACTCAAACTATTGCAAGTAATTACAGTGCAAGCAGTGTAGGTCCAATTACAATTGCAGCAGGCGCATCAGTCACGGTTCCAGTAGGCAGCCGTTGGATAATTTTATAGGAGTCATGAATGACAACAACAATTAATGCATTAACTACAGGTGGCGGTGGAGCAGTCGTTACTGGAGACTCTTCTGGTGCTTTAGCCCTGCAAACTAATAATGGAACAACAGCGCTTTCTATTGATACATCACAAAATATTACGCTTGGTACTGCAGGAAGTACGACTACTATTCCAGCAAATATTGTAGCCACTACATCTAATCAAACTGTTTCCTTAAGTCCAACAGGAACAGGCACGGTAGCCATAAGCCCTGTGGGTGCTTTAACCATTAACCCAACTGCGGCATCAACAATCAACAATACTTCAATTGGCGGTACTACAGCAGCAGCAGGCACATTTACAGCACTATCAGCAACATCACGTACATCGGGTAGTGTTTTAGCAAAAAGTGCAGGACAAACAGCTTTACAAACATTAACATTATCTGGTTCATCTCAAGCATTTACTGTTAATATGGCAGGGCAAACACTTTCTACTAATCAAACCTATCGTGTAAGAGCATACGGTACTTTAGCAGCTATATCTTCAGTTAATGTTCGCCAAGTACAATTTACACCTATTTGGGGTGCCACTTCATTAACATCACTTACATCAAGTGCTGTTTTAGCCGCAACTGCCCAAACAACAAATTGGCAACTTGAATTCACACTAACTGCTTCTTCAGCTACGGCCATTTGGACAACAGGACAGTTAATAAGTAGAGTTTCTAGTGCAACATCAATTGTTATTGATGCTGTAACACCAGCTTCAGTAGGGTCTCTAACTTCAGCCTCAACGCTTACCATAGGTGTTATTTCTTCTGGTACTGCAACATCAGATGTGCTTAATATTCAATCAGTAATTATAGAAAGACTTATATAATAGTTTAAAGGATAAATTATGAGTTCAATCGTAGTCGCAGGAGATACCTCAGGAAGTATAACCATCCAAGCCCCAGCAGTTGCTGGCTCTGGTACTGTACTTACCTTACCCACAACAACAGGTACCTTATACTCCACAACTGGTGGCGGTGCTATCCCAGTTAATCAAGGAGGTACGGGTAATACATCAGCAACAGCATATGCAGTGTTAACTGGAGGCACTACTTCAACAGGAGCATTCCAATCAATTGCTTCAGTAGGTACTTCAGGTCAAATCCTAACATCTAATGGTGCAGGTGCATTACCAACATTTCAAACCGCTGCGGCTGGAGGAACTACAATACCATCAGGGACTCGTATGCCATTCCAACAAACAGCAGCACCAACGGGTTTTACAAAAGATTCAACAGCCGCCATTAATGATTCTATTTTAAGGTTGGTAACTGGCACAGTATCAAGTGGTGGTTCAACAGCATTCTCAACATGGAATGCTCAAACTACTTCAGGTGCTACAACACTTTCAACATCACAAATTCCAAGCCATACTCATCCTATAACTTCTAGCGCTTATACGCTTGTTCAAGGTATAGGAGGCTCTGAAGGATCTAAATGTTCAAATTATGATGTTGCTGCGGTATCGGGTTCAGCTGGCAGTGGAGGTTCACATACTCATTCATTAACACAAAGTCTTAAATATTATGACTTTATTATTGCAAGTAAAGACTAATGGATGAAGTAAAAGTAATTTGTCCTATTACTAAAAAAGAATTACCTAATACTTGTTTAACTTGTAATTTTTGTATTAAAGAAAATAATGAAAGAGTGGGATGCGCAATTAGAAAACAAGTAAGAATGTTTTTTGATCACAAAGAAATTGGAAAAGAAATTAACTTTTCATTTAACGATTTTAAAGATAAAATACACGAATCTATTCAAAACACACAGGATATTATAAAATATGGCGGTAGATAAAAAAATTCTTTGCCCATTACTGAATGATGTCTGTATTGAAGATGGATCTATAAGGAATGGTGAATTAGTAGCCTGTAATTTTTGGGTTCATGTGATGGGTAAAGACCCACAAACAGGTGAAGATGTAAATCAAGGTAACTGTTGTTTTAATTGGGTTCCTATGCTTTTAATAGAAAATAGCAAGGTAAATAGAGAGACAGGAGCAGCAGTAGAATCATTCAGAAATGAAATGGTTAAGGCTAACCAAGTTAGTCAACAAATTCTTTTAACAAACGCTGGTATGCCAGCACAAAATTTAATCGAGGTTAAAGATGAAATTAACAATAATTAAAGATGATGGTGCAGTTTATAAAGACGGAAAAAGCTATTCAAATTTGTCTTTGCCAGCTATTCCTAGCGATGTTCATGCACTACAATGGAATAATGACAAAGGTCATGTTGAGTTTGTAGATAATGTAAAAGCTAATGAAGTAATTTCAGAATTACCTAGTTGGGCTAATGATTCTCTAACTGCATGGCAAACTGCTTATGAAGCAGAACAAGCTGAGGTTGCTAGATTAAAAGCTGAGGCTGAGGCAGCTAAACAAGCAACATAGTGTAATGACTAGTCCTAAAGTATATCTTAAAAAAGAACCATTCCCCCATGCTATTATAGAAGACTTTTATAATGAAGAAGAATTAAAACTTATTTGGAAAGAGTTAGATTATCTTACATCACCAAACAAAATGATTTTATCAGGAGATAATTTAGGATCTTCTAAAGATAATATTTCTCAAATTGTAAAGTCCAATAATTACGGAATAATTCTTGATACATTTTTTAGTCAAAAAGCATACTCTGATATTTTAGTTATAACAGATAAGATTTTTAATCAAAGTTTATTAAATCAAATAGCTTTGCTTCATCCTCTTATGGGTCATGTAGGACATCTTAATGATAGCACTACAAAACTAAAATACTATGAAGATGCCGAAGAATATAGAGGACATACAGATACAGCAAGATTTACAATGTTAAATTACTTTTTTAAAGAACCAAAACAATTTACGGGTGGCAATTTATATTTTAAAGACTTTGATTACACTATAGAGATTAAAAATAATATGGTGGTTTTCTTTTGTGGAGCAATTAATCACGCATCTACAAAATTAATATCAAATGATTTCTATGATAAATTTTCAGGTTACGGAAAATACTGTGTAACTAAATTTTTAGGAATTAAAGAGTGTTAGTTAAATTTAATGATTTTATTTCAGATCAAGAGTTATCTTACATAGAAAGTATTATAGGAAGCCCTAGATGGAAGTGGGGATGGAAATCAAACCCAACAGACACTCAATCTTTTTGGCAAATTGATGATCTTAAAAATGATGAGTTTTTTAGTGTTCGTTTACTAAACCGCATAAAAGAAGCAACGGGTGATGATTTTGAAGTGGAAAGAATTTACATGAATGGGCATACGGCTTGTTCATCAGGTTTTCTACATCAAGATTCTAAACAAGAAAATGGTAGAACATTTTTAATATATTGTAATAAAGAATGGAAATCAGAATTTGGTGGTGGGACTGCGTTTGTAGTAGACGATGAAGTTGCTACAGTAAATCCAAAGCCTAAATCAGCTATTTATTTTAGAAATGATGTATTTCACCATGCAACGCCATTAAGTAAAGACTTTAATGGATTAAGAGTCACGTTAGCTTTTAAACTTTATAAAATATAGTGTATTCAATATTTCACACATCCCATTGTGGATCTACGCTATTAGCTTGTTTGTTAAGTAGGTCAGTGCCAACATTGACAGAGCCTAGTTGGTCACACGATATTAGGTTTGTAGACAGTATAGAAGATAAAGTTAAATTGGTTAAAACTAATCATAAAGAAAATACATTGGTTAAGTATTCAAGCCTTGTATGTGATATAGCTCCACATATAATGGGAAAAAAAGTATTTTTATATAGAGAGTATCAAGATCATATAAATAAACTTCAGCCTACAGATAGAGAACAAGAAGGATTGTTTTGGTGTTTTAGGTTTGCCAATCTAATTAAAACAAAAGATGTACTATTTATTGAATGTAATTACTTTTTAAATAACCAACAACAAGTAGCTAAAGAAGTTTGTAATTGGTTTGGTGTTGAGTATGTGCCTATTGAAATAGACTTTCATGTAAAGGATGCGGGATACAACCACAGAGATAGCCCAATAGAAATATGAAAATACTTATTATGGGCTTATCAGGATCAGGTAAAACAACCCTAGCTAAAGAATTAGCTGACTTATTAGTTTATACCCACATTAATGCAGATGAGGTTAGAAAAGAGCATAATGACTGGGATTTTTCAGATGCAGGTAGATTAAGACAGGCGCATAGAATTAAAATCCTAATGGATAAGTATAGCGTTGCCATATGTGACTTTATAGCACCTCAACCGATACATAGACACATAGTAGATACTACTGTAACTATATGGATGGATACGATAAAAAGCAGTAAATACAAGGATACTGATGTTTTATTTGAACCTCCTTTAGAGTATAATTACAGAATAACAGAAAAAAACGCCAGCAAATGGGCGCAAATCATTTACAAAGACATTAAAAATAAGATTTAAACTATCTTTTGCATAAAATAAATATTAAGGAGTAACATCATGAGCATAATCCTTGACGGGACGAATGGGGAAAATTTCCCAGCATGGACCACGGGAACTAGACCCGCCTCACCTATTGCAGGTCAGACTGGATATAACACAACCCTAGGGCAGTTAGAAGTTTATAACGGAACTGCTTGGGGTTCTGCAAGTATTTCAGCAAGCGGTCTTCCAGTTGTATCTGGTGGTACTGGACAAATCTCAGCCCTTACAGCTGGCGGTGTAGTTTATAGTGCATCTACTACAGCTATGGGTAATACAGCTATAGGAACTTCTGGCCAGCCATTAATCTCTGGTGGTGCAGGTGCGCCATCATTTGGTACTGTAGCCCTAGGCACAGCGAATACTAACGTATCTGGTGCATTGACTGTAACCAATGGTGGTACTGGTGCAGCAACTCTAACTGCTAATAATGTATTGTTAGGTAACGGTACTAGTTCTGTATCTTTTGTAGCCCCTGGTACAACAGGTAATGTATTGACATCTAACGGAACAACATGGCAATCAACAGCTGCAGCTGGTGGTGGTTTTACCACAATTACGCAATTTACATCATCAGGTTCTTTTACTGTTCCAACTGGTAAAACTACTGCAAAAATAACTATAGTTGGTGCTGGCGGTGGTGGTGGTCAAGGCAATAAAGGTGGAAGTGGTGGTGGTTCGGGTGGTTATGGGGAATCTTATGTTACAGGATTAACTCCTGGAGCTGTTATAACAGTAACTATTGGTCCTGGCGGAACTACAGCATCCTCATCAGGTGGAACTACATCTTTTGGCTCTTATGTAACTGCTACAGGTGGTGGAGCTGGAGTTTCTAGTAATTCTGCTAATACTACTACAGGAGGGGCTGCTGGAACTGTAACAGGTGGATCATTATTTACTTTTACAGGAAAAGCAGGTGATGGCGGATCATGGGATACCAGTAATGGCGATGTTAATCCAGGCAGTGGTGGTTACGGAGTTTCTACATTTGCATATCCTTATACTTTTGGAACTAGTAGCGGTGCAAATCAAAACGCTGCTGCAACTCAAGCTGTTGGTTATCAATCAGGTGGTGCTGGTGCTGGTGGAAATACTGGGTTTGGAGTTGGTAGACCTGGTCTTATGATTGTTGAATGTTAATAAGGAAAAAATATGAAAGCATTAATTAACCCAAATGAAGAAACGAAATATATATCATCTTATGACAATCAAGATCTTATATATAAAATTGAAGATTTAAAACCTATTTATACAATTGTTGGAAAAAGAGTGTGTGAAGTTGCAGAGAATGAATTTCCTGTAGCATCGCCATTATTTTGGATAGAGTGCAATTCAAGTATTGTTGCTGATTTTTATTATTATGATGAAGCAACACAATCAATTTTAATTAAACCAAATGATGTTGATAGTCCACCTTTAACACCAATTTTAATTAAATGACAAATTTTATAAGACAAGATTATTTAACTAACAAAGATATTTGTGATGATTTAATAGGTTATTTTAAAGATAGTAAAAATAAAAATAAAGGTGAAATTGGCAGTTATAATCCAAGAATTGATGAGAAAGTAAAAAAATCAATTGATGTGACTGTAAAAGATTCAGGAAGCCCTATAATATTAAATTATTTAAATGAATTGCAAATTGTATTAGATAATTATGTAAAAGAATATACATATTCAAATCATTATTCTGCATTTTCTATTTGTGAATTTTTTAACATTCAATATTACAATAAAGGAGATGCATTTTATGGCTGGCATACAGAAAGAACAGGTGTTAATTTTCCTAATTGCAATAGACATTTAGTTTTTACAACTTATTTAAATGATGTTGATGATGGTGGGGAAACAGAATTTTATTATCAAAAATTAAAAGTAAAAGCAGAAAAAGGAAAAACTGTAATTTTTCCAGCAGATTGGACACATACGCATAGAGGAATACCCTCACCAACTCAAGAAAAATATATTCTTACTGGTTGGTTTAGCTTTGTAGATAAACTATAATATAAAACATAATTTCCGCATTGCGTCAGAAAGATGCTTGCGTCATTAACCTTGTAAGGAAAATTATGGCTATTTTTAATAAAAACATACTCCGTCAAGTTTCAGGATTTGACAATCAGATTATCGCTGATGAATGGCATGAAATAGAAGCACTAGAAGATGATACAGTTTTTGTAAATGTTTTTGCAGAAGGAAAATATTAATGGATTTATCAAAATTAACAAGCATGATGTTTCCTGTAATAGTTTCGGCTATTGCTTGGATGCTATCATCATTATCAGGCATGCAAAATGATCTTATAGATATTAAATCTAAAATGCCTATTCTTATTACAACTCAAGGAATTCCAACTGATAGTCCTATATCAGCAGAACAAAGAGTTAAACTTAAAGAAGAATTAAAAGGTCAAATAGCTGAATTATCTATTCGTGTAAGATTATTAGAAGAACACGAAAAAACTAAAGGATACAAATAATGTTTAGCATAATTAGTGGTATTTTAGGATTTGCTACATCTGGACTTCCAAGTCTATTATCTTTCTTTCAACAACGTGGAGATCAAAAGCATGAACGTGATATGGCTCAAATGCAAAATGAACAAACTTTGGCAATGGCTGAAAAAGGCTACCAAGCTCAACAAAAAGTAGAAGAAATTCACTTAGAACAATCCCAAGTAGAAGCATTCGCACAAGAAAGAGTAGCTTTATATGCACAAGCATCTAAAGAGTCTGAAGGTGCTTCTCAATGGATTATTAATTTAAGAGCCTCTGTAAGACCTATCATTACTTACATTATTGTATTTTTACTTGTGTTTGTTGATGTTGGCGGTTTTATGTGGGCTGTATTTGGTCATACTGGTGTTGATTTTCCAACTGCATTAAATGCAGTATTCTCAGAAACTGAGGAAGCTATATTAACTTCTATTATTGGTTTCTGGTTTGGTAGTCAAGCATTTAGTAAAAAATAATGAATATATCAGATGTTGGTATATCCCTTATTAAACAATTTGAAGGCGTTCGTAATCGCCCCTATCGTGATTGTATTGGGCTGTGGACTGTAGGCGTGGGTCATCTTATTGGGGATGGTAAATCATTGCCTGAATCTTGGAATAAGACTTTTACAGAAGAAGAAATAAATTCAATACTAAAGCAAGACCTTAAAAGATTTGAAATTGGAATACATAGATTATTACCTAAAGTTATTTTTAAACAATGCGAATATGATGCTTTGTGTAGCTTTGCTTTTAATCTTGGTTTGGGAACATTACAGCGATCAACTCTCCGTCAAGCGTTGCTTAGGGGAGATAAAAAGACTGCTGCAGAAAAAATATTAAAGTACTGTTACGCTGGTGGCAAAGTAGTCAAAGGCCTTCAAAGAAGAAGAGTAGCTGAATATAACTTATTTAAACAATAAACTATGCCATTACAAAAATTAACTTACAGACCAGGATTAAACCGTGAAGGCACTAACTACTCTAACGAGGGTGGCTTTTATGATGGTGATAAGATTCGTTTTCGTTCTGGACAGGCTGAAAAGATAGGTGGATGGGTTCAAGTTACATCTGCTAAATTCTTAGGACTTTGCCGTTCACTATGGGCATGGCTTGATTTAACTGGACTTAATAACTATTTAGGTTTAGGAACTACAAGTAAATACTATATTTACTTTGGTGGCTCATATAGTGACATTACGCCCATTGTACAAACAGACAGCCTATCCAATCCATTTAAAACATCATTCTCTACCTTAAATGGTACTATTTCAGCCACAGCCACAACCCTTACTTTAACATCTGCCGCTGGATTTCCTACTGCGGGTATTATACAAATAGGCATTGAGCAAATTTATTATACAAGCGTTAGTGGTAATGTATTAAATGGTTTGGTTAGAGGATATAACTCAACTACAGCAGTCACACATGCGACTGGATCTAATGTAGGTTGTTCTACTATTATAGTAACTGATGCTAGTTATAACCCTGGTGTGGGTGATTACATTTTACTCAATGGATCATATGCTGTAGGTGGCATTACTTTATCTGGTCAGTATGTTGTAACCTCTCATCCTTCACTTACAACATATACCTTTGATGCATCTACGTTTTCAACATCATCTGCCACAGGTGGTGGTGCAGTATCTATATCTTACCTTTATCCCTCTGGTTCTGATGAGCAAGTAGCTGGTACAGGTTGGGGTGCTGGTACATGGGGCGGTGCAACATCACTCACACTTACTAATCTTATTGGCCCATTTACTACAAATAGCACATCTACAATTACTGTTACACAAGTAGGTCATGGGCTTTCTACGGGACAATGGATTAACTTTACTTCTGTATCTGCAGATGTAGCTGGCATACCAAAAATTATATTTCAACAAGACTTTCAAGTAACTGTCACTGGTGCCAATACCTATACTATTTCAATGGTATTTGGATCTACAACTTATACTGCTAATACTACAGCATCAGGTTTGGGTGGTAACGTTACTGTAGCCATTCCTAATAGCCCTGTAAGAGCATGGAATACAGCTTACTCATCTGGTATTAATAACCAAATTCGTCTTTGGACAAATGATAACTATGGTGCAGATTTAGTCATATCCCCACGTGGCGGTCCAATATTTTATTGGCAAGACTCACTAGGATTAACAGTCAGAGCCTCTTATTTATCTGCACTTGCTAATGCATCACAACTAGCTGCAAGCACAGCTACATTTGGAGCTGCAGTCACAACAATTACTGTATCTAATCCAAACAATATCTTGCCTTATTCTTATATAACTGGAACAAATATAGCATCGGGTACATATGTCACAAATGCATATATATCAGGATCAACTTCAGTCCCTATTTCTGCAGCTACCACTGGTGTTAATGACAGCAATAACTATTCATTTTCTTATGCAGGTTCATTTGTACCTACAAAAACCAATCAAGCATTCACATCATCTATTCAGCAGTTTGTGATTGCTTTTGGATCTAATCCATATAGCCCCACGAACCCATCAACAACATTTAATCCAATGACCGTAAGATGGTCAGATCAAGCAAATCCATATCAATGGGTGCCGCAAGTCACAAATCAATCTGGTGAGTTTACATTAACTAACGGATCATACATTATGTGTGGTCAAACAACTCGTCAAGAAAATCTTATTTGGACTAACTCATGTCTATATTCTATGCAATATGTAGGATATCCATACGTATGGTCATTCCAAGTGTTAATGGACAATATATCTATTATGTCACCTAACTCAGCTGTTACAGTTAATAATGTGACTTACTGGATGGGTAATGATAAGTTCTACATGTATACAGGTGTGGTTCAGACCTTACCTTGCTCATTAAGACAATACATATTTGATGACATAAATACAGACCAAGCCTTCCAAGTATTTTCAGGTGCCAACGAGGCTTATAACGAAGTATGGTGGTTCTATTGCTCAAAAGGAGTAGGTGCGATAGATAAATATGTAATATATAACTATTTAGATAAAGTATGGTCATATGGCACGATGGCAAGAACTGCATGGTTACAATATAGTATTAACCCATATCCGATTGCAGCAGATTATAATAGTAGACTTTTAAACCACGAGGTAGGTAGTGATGATGTTTCAACAGCAACCCCAGCCCCTATTAACGCATATGTACAATCTTCTGACTTTGGTATTGAAGCTGGGGATCATCTTGGCTTTGTATGGCGTATGTTGCCTGATATCAATTTCAATGGTTCAACCGTTGCTAATCCAAGCGTTACAATGACATTATTTGCTAAACAAAATTCTGGATCAGCTCCTACTACAAGTGATGTAGATATGGTGGTCAGCGGACAAAACTACACTTCTAAATCTCAATATACTATACAAACTTATGATGGCCAAGTATATACCAGAATACGTGGTAGGCAGTTAAGCTTTAAGATAGAATCTACTGCACTAGGTGTAGCTTGGCAATTAGGCATACCTCGTATTGATGTTAAACCAGATGGAAGAAGATAATGATTAATACTATTAATCCTACCAAAGCCCCTAACTTGCCTATTAGCGCAAGCACTTACAGTCAACAATATCAAGATCAGTTGATTAATGTATTACGTCTTTACTTTGTACAATTAGATAACTTTACTGTAGAAACGGTCACAGTAGATAACTCTCAATCAGTTATGCTTTGGATGGGATAATGGCTAACTTTCAATCAATAACACAAGCAAGATTAGGCCAAGCAGCGATGACAGCATCATATGCTACGGTATATACCACGCCAGCCAATACAAGAACATTTGTTAAAGACATTGATGTGGTTAATACAACTTCTGCATCTATCAGCATTTATGTCAATATTGTGCCTTCTGGCCAAACTGCTACAACATCTAACGCTATATTTTATGGTAATGCTTTACCAGCTAATACAACGGTACAATGGACAGGTACTCAAATTATGAATGCTGGAGATACTATACAAGTTAAAGCAAGCACTACTGGATGCACAGTTACAGTCAGTGGAGGTGAAGGTGTATGAGTATTGAATATTTTCCACCCATTGCTGGCTCTACTAGTTCTGTTGCTTCAGCGCCTTGGGAAATACAAGTTGCTCGTGGTCTAGTTTCTGGTGCTAGTCAACTTAATATTTTTGCTTATTCGGATAATGTTAAAACCACTTTTTATACTTTATGGGAACTAACTGGCACTACACAATACGCATTTCCTGCATCTGCGGTAACAATGACTCTTGTTAGTACTTCTGCCTCTGACAATACAAGAGCAACAATTCTTGTTAGTGGGCTTGATTCAAGTTGGAACTTAATAACTGAAACTGTAACTTTAAATGGTACAACAAATGTAACCACAACTAATAGTTTTTTACGTATTAATTCT